CGTCGCTAGTATATACGGCCTTAAGGGAGCCGATATTTTCAAGAAAAAGTAAGGGGGACTTACGATGGGGGAAGAAGAGACGTGTGCTTGTCACACGGAAGAAAAAGTACGTTCGGGGGAATGTTGTAAACAAAACGCCAATCCTCTTGACGAGTTTTGGCATAAATTAGGAGATAAAAAAAAGAAATATGTCAGAAGTTATAGACCCAGTAAACGTGGTATACAAGATCCAGAGACTACTTGATGAATTAATTGAAAACAACGCCAATGTCTTAGTAGGCGGTGGTGTTGACAATATGGAGAAATATAACTATATTCTAGGAAAGATCCATGTATTGGATCAAATTAAACAGGAAAT